TGCACCGCAAGATGGCGGCCGCATTGGAGGAAGCGTTCGATCGAATTCGGAGCATTCAGGACTACGACAAGGAACACGAGAGAGGAGAGCGGCCGACTTGGCCAATGATCGTTCTGCGGAGCCCGAAAGGATGGACTGGACCAAAGGTCGTTGACGGACTGAAGACAGAAGGTTCCTGGCGATCTCACCAGGTTCCGCTCGCAGGTCTGGAGAAATCACCAGAGCACCTCAGGATGCTCGAAGCCTGGCTTCGGAGCTATCGGCCGAAAGAGCTATTCGATGAGCGTGGGTCTCCGGTTGCGGCAGTGCGATCCGCGGCCCCTTCGGGATCGCGTCGAATGGGCTCGAACCCTCATGCCAACGGCGGCCTCCTCAGGCGTCCGCTCGATCTGCCACCCGCGAGTGAATTCGAAGTAGCTTGTTCTTCACCGGGCTCGGCCGTTGCGGAACCGACGCGGGTGCTGGGTCAGCTTTTGGCCGAGGTCGCCCGCAACGAGAAAAACAAGAACATTTTTCGACTCGTAGGCCCTGACGAGACCTCTTCCAATCGTCTAGACGCGGTCATCGAGGCTACCAATCGCAGCTGGGTGGCCGAGCTGCTGCCTGACGATACGACTCTTTCGAGAGATGGGCGCGTGCTTGAAATCCTGTCCGAGCACACCTGCCAAGGATGGCTTGAAGGGTATCTGCTGACAGGTCGCCACGGCTTGTTCTCCTGTTACGAGGCTTTCATTCACATCGTCGATTCGATGTTCAACCAGCACGCCAAGTGGCTCGACGCCAGTCGTAAGCTACCGTGGCGAAAGCCAGTCGCGTCACTGAACTATCTGCTGACAAGTCACGTCTGGCGGCAGGATCACAACGGCTTCAGTCATCAGGACCCCGGCTTCATCGATGTTGCGCTGAATAAGAAGGCTGACATCGTTCGAGTATATTTGCCGCCGGACGCCAACACGCTGCTCGCGACTGCTCACCACGTACTTGGAACATGGAATCGGATCAACATCATCGTTGCAGGCAAGCAGCCGGGGCTGCAATGGCTCGACTACAATGAAGCTGAAGCGCACTGCAAACGCGGTATCGGAAAATGGGCTTGGGCATCTAACGAACAGAATGGCGAACCAGACATTGTTTTGGCCAGCGCGGGGGATGTGCCAACACTAGAAGTAATTGCGGCCATCGCCATCCTTAAAGAGCATCTGCCCGAACTGAAAATCAGGATGTTGAACGTCGTCGATCTGATGACCTTGCAGCCGAATACGGTGCACCCGCATGGCCTCTCCGACCCCGACTTCGATCAGATGTTCACTGCAAGTCGCCCGGTCGTATTTGCCTATCACGGCTATCCTGCAACGATTCATCGGTTGACCTACAGGCGCGCCAACCATGCGAATTTCCATGTCAGAGGGTTCATCGAGGAGGGCACAACCACCACCCCGTTCGATATGACAGTCTTGAACCGTCTGGATCGATACCATCTGGTTTGCGACGTCTTGAAATATTTGCAGCTATCGAACTCGGCGTCACATTCCCTTCGCGACCTTATGAAGAAAATGCTGGAGGAACATCATCGACACATCCGCATCACGGGGCAGGATCTCCCCGAGGTGCGCGATTGGCGATGGGCACCCTTGTAAGCGGAGAAGACGCAGTCACCGGAACAATGAGACGATCCAAGTTACGATCTTGCCGGCGAACAAGGAAACAACCCACCCGAGCGCGGTAATGATGCTGGTGCCAAGCGCAAAGGCTCCGGCGATCTTCCAACGCGTCACTGCGTAGCCGGCAACGATCGGCTCCATCGTCGCAACGGTCCTTCCAAGCGGCTTCATGTCGGCCTCGATCTTCTCCACGCGCTGGCTGATGCTTTCGAGCTTCTCTCGGTTTTCGCGGTGCTGCTCCGCAGCCGAGCGGCGCACGTCCGCGACCGATGCGGAAAGATTGCGCACCTCGGCCTCGATGTTGCCGATGACTCGGCTGATCTCGTCCAGTCTATTCGGCATTTAATGGGGATCCCGGTTGGGGAAAGCAGTGCCGCTACCGGCGCAGGATGCGCGCGACCTTTTCGATGGATCGACCACCGACATACGCGGTCAGGATCGTGCCGACCCAATCCGCGATCATTCCGGTGATGGGATCGGTGGTGCCCAGGCCCAGCACCTTGTCCCAGACGATCACCTTCCAAAGATAGATGATGATGGGCAACGCGAGCAGCGGACGGATGATTGCCGTATACCAGCGTCCCTGCTCGGCGATGATGATAGCGGAGGCCTGCTTTCGCGCTTCGATCTCCGCCTCGATCTCCTTCGCCGCGAGGTCGGCCGCGATCCGGTCCTGCGTGTTCGCGGCGTCAAGTTTGGCCTTGTAGGCATTGATCAGTCCGGTGATCACCGGCCCGCCAACGAGGCTCGCGAGCCAGGTCCACATCGCCTAGCCCCCCTCAGCCGGCGCAGGATCCTCGGCGAGCTCGGCCTTGTGCCGCTTGTCCGAAAGGTTGCGCAGGAACTGGAAAAGCGCCGTCACCGTGATCAGGACCAGCGGCCATGCCCAGGGCGGCACCTGCGCGGCGATCGAGCTCACGTCGACGCCGCTCGCGATCGGAGCGATGAAGTCGTATCCGCTCACCGCGACGCTCGCCGCGACCACGATGGCGGACGAGAGCTTCTGCTTGATGCCGGCGAATTTCTGTCGCGCAGCTGCGAGGAAGCTCTCCTCCCGCTCGTAGAGTTCGCGGAAGGCCGGTCGCGATTTCAGGACGGCGCGAATCCAGAACCAGTAGACCGCGACGAAGGTCGCGGCCACAAGAACGAACATCAGCATTGTGTGCTCCTTGGATCAGACTGCGATGGGGACGAGGTTCGGCGTCGGCGCTTCCTGACGGCGCGCCTGCCACCGATTGAGGGCGTAGACGGCACCGCCGATTGCGCCGGCGCCGACAACAGCAATCCCGGCGGTCTCCCACGGATGCGCCGCGACCCAGTCCCAGAAGCCGACGCTTCCGGCGGCGCCGCCGGCGGGCACGCCCTTGGTGATGATGTCCTTCGCCGCCTTGGGCGGCGGAACGACACCCTTGGCCGGCAGCTCGCGCTTCGCGAGGGGCGGCAGCACCAGTTCGCGCTTGGCTTTCGGCGCGGGCTCGACCACCGGAATCGTGGTGAACCCGATCTGGGCCGGCTGCGGGTAGGCCTTGGGCCAGGTGAAGGCCGTGACAACCGAGGGATCGAAGACCTCGTCGCACACCATGTCGCGCTGGTTGCCGCCGCGACCGACCAGGCGGCCGTCCCTGGTGCGACCGACCACCAGGAAGACGTGGCCACCACCGTCGCGCCTCTTGGTAGCGATCGCGCCGATGGCGGCACCCTTCAGGCGAACACCGTAGCGCGCAAAGTCGAGCGCCCACAGACTATCGTTTCCAGGAAGCCCGGAAGCGATGAGCGTGTAATTGACCGTGAGCGCACACCACGGCATCGAGTCATGCTTGTATGTGCGAGCGATGTTGCCGCCGCAGGCTTTCGCCATGGCGACAATGGCCGGGTTGTCCACGGATCCCGGAAACTCGTAGAGGCCGAGGATCGCGTTCATGCGCGCGAGCCAGGGGGACGTGCCGGCAACCACGGTCGGTGCCGGGCTGGGCATGACGCCTTGCGCTCTACCCGCCATTGCGAGCGATACTGCTTTGACCTCGGCGACGCGCCTGCCCCAGCCGCGACCGAACACCGGCCAGGTCCGCAAAGATTTCAGGAAGGCGAGACGCTCGTCGCAGATCGCGGCGACCAATACCTTGGGGTCCCGGGCGCGCGCGTAGGCGATCACTTGATCGGTGACGATGCTGGTGTTGTCGGACAGGCCGACCACGCGGCGCAGCACCTTGCCGCTGCGGCCGATCCCTGAATTCACGCCATAATCGAAGATGCTGTAATCGACGCCGGCTGGCAGATCGTCGCAGCGCTGCACGTCCCAGTAGCGCTTGCGGTAGATCGCCTTCGCCTGCTCGATCGACATGGCACGCACGTCGGCCGCGGTGGCGTCCGGCTTGATGTGCTTGCGGTAGTCGGCGATCGTGATCCCGAAATTGGTCGGTCCGCCCGGGTCGGAAGGATGATTGGTGTAGCCGCCTTCCGATACGAGCAGGCGCCGCAGCGCCTCGTCATAGGTCGAAGCCGCCATTCGTCGTCTCCAAATGAAAAAGCCGCCCGGAGGCGGCTGCTGGCGTGGGTGGTTGGTGGCAGGGATCAGGGCACGTACTGGCCCCAGAAGTGCGACTGGTCGCTCTCGATGTAGCCGTCGTTGGTCGCGAAATGGACGCGCACTTCGATCACGTCGTTCGCCGCAAGCGGCGTGAGGACCGAGAGGTTGTAGGTGGTGACATCGTCGACCGGCGCACCCGAGGCCGCGCGGCCGCGGCCGAGCTCGGCGCCGTTCTTGTAGAACGTGGCGATCACCTTGGTTGGCACCGTCGCGTTGGCCTTGAAGCGCAGCGAGAAGCCGAACACGTAATTGCCGACGAACGGTGCCGTGAAATTGTTGTTGCTGCCGTTGAAGGCGCTCTGGTCGTTGGAGTCCGTGTTGTTGAACTGGACCTTGGTCCAGGTGTTGGCGGCGATATAGTTGTCGAAGTTGGTGTAGGCAGAAAACTTCGGCGCAAGCGGCAGCTTCAATCGACCGGTGTTGCGGTCGACCACGAAGCTGGTGAAGTAGTTCGAGCCGTCGGGCGAGACCTTGACGGTGAAGTCGTCGTCGCCGAGGAGGCCGAACAGCGCGCGCGCCGAATAGTTGCTCTGGAAGGTGAGCGCGACATCGTCGCCGGCCGCCGCCTTGTTGAAGGTGAAGCGGACATCGTCCGCCTCGCGGTCGAACAGGAACGCAGTGCCTTTGACGATCAGCGCATTATTGGCGTCTGCGGTGGCGCCGCCGAGAGCGATGTGCCCGGTGTCCTTGTCGATCGAGATCGCGAGATAGAAGGTCGAGCCGTCAGGCGATACCTTGACGGTAAAGTCGTCATCGCTGAGCAACCCGAACAGAGCACGCGTGCTGAACGCGTCCTGGAAGGTGAAGCCCGCATCCTTCGCGGCCGCACTCTTGTTGAGCACAACCCGCATGTGACCGGTGCCCGGCGTCACGTCGTCGTGGCTGAGCAACACTCCATCCGACTTCACGGCAAGGCGGTTGGTTGCGTCCGCGGTGGTGCGGATACCGAGCAGCGCCAGGTTCTGGATCGCCGAGACGGCGGACAGCGCATCGACCCAGGCCGAGCCGTTCCAGGCGAGCAGCGCAGCCTCGTCGACCAGCCACGCGAGCCAGCCGACGCGGGGAATAAAGAAGCGCCAGGCGCCGTCGAGCCAGGCGGCGATGTGGTTGGCATGGCCTGCCCAGGCGCCGGTCGGGCCTGCGGCCACGATGTAGCGCGCGCCCTCCGCCGGCGAGCCCGGCGGGGCACTAAGGCTGCGGTCGAGCACCGCGAGCTGGACGAGCGCGTCGAGGTCGTAGAGCGCCTCGTTGACGGTGACGTGCTTCTGCGCCTGGTCCGCCGCAAGCTGCGGCAGGGCCAGATTGGGCGTCGGCATAGGTAGTCCTCAGAGGGTGGAAAGGGTTTCGGCGGCGGTGCCGCGGCCGTAGGCGCGCGAGGCCTGGGCGACGCGCCATGCGAGCGACCCCGGCGGCGCGCCGAAGTCGGCCGTCTGCTGAGCGGCGGTATAGAGCGCGCTTTGGCCGGTCACACGAACGGTGCGCACGACGTCTGCGCCATCGAGGATCAGGACGTCGTACTCTTCGGTCTCTTCGCCGAGCGGCACTTCATTGAGCCAGGAGTCGCCGCCCACACGCGTGCGCCTGATCCACGCGAGCTGGACATCGCCCGACGATGGATCGCGAACGGCCTTGAGCTGCACCGGCGCGAACGGCCGCAGACCGTTGCCGGTGTCAGTGAAAATGATCTCGCCCGACAGGTCGCCGCTCGGTCCCTGCGGAACCGGCGCGTAGCGCCAGGCGATCTCGATTCCGATCCGCGAGACCGGAAAATTCGGGCGCGGCTGGCGTGCTGGGTCGAGCAGGATGAAGCGGCTTCCAGCAGGGTGGCTTGCGATCTCGTGCTCGGTGCCGCGCTGGCCGCGCAACAGCCGGCTCAGCCGATAGCGGCCCTCGGCAATAAGTTCGGCATTGGCGAACTGGATAACCTCGTCGCCGACGAGCGCAGCATTGCCGCCGGCGAGCACCCGCTCGTCGGGGAGGCTCTGCAGCGAGCCATAATCGAGCTGGACCTCGACCATATTGACGCGATCCCATCGCCAAGCCGGGCCGGCCGCAAGCTCGGTGACAGTCTCGCCCATGATGGACGGCAGGCCGGCGACGGCTGCGACCACGTAATCCAGCGCATCGGCGGTCGGCTGGAACAGCGTTGCGCCGCGGAAGCGGCCGGTGCCGGCCGGGCAAGCCGCCACATAGAAGCTTGGCGCCGACGCGTCGTGGCTGTCGATCATGATCGGCATGTCGAGGAGTTCGATCCGGACCGGCGCGACCGGCTCGGGGACTGAGGGAGGCAGCACGCCGCTGTCGGTCGGCGCGGTATAGAACTCCGGGATGCCTCCGTCGGTCGCAACGCCCCGCAGCAGCACCAGCCCGGGCTTGCCGTAGGTCACGGCGGTGAGCCGGATACGGCGCCACACGCCGTCGATCGGAATTTCCACGATATCGGTCGGGTCGAAGCGCACTGCGCGGGTCGGCAGCCGCAGGTCGACGGCCTCGCGGCCCTGCCACATCTCGCGCAGGGCCCGCTGCCCGATCGCCTGCGCCTGTTCGACCGTGAGTACGATCGGGAAGCTCAGCGTGTTGACGCTTTCCGATTGACCCACCTGCTTGCGCACCGTCACTGTCGACGATTGATAGTCGCGGCCCTCGTCGATGTGGACCACGTCGACCGCGATCGGCAGCTCGGTGTCCTGGGTGCGCTCGACCTTGACGCGCGAACGGTCGCTGTCGTTCTCGCTGGCGCCGAGGTCGTTCGGATCGAGCGTGATCGGCGCACCGGCCCCGCGCTTGACGAACACCAGCACGCCGTCGCGCTCGACCGCATCGAAAAAGTACGCAGTCTGCAGGACGGCGATCATGTCGCGCACCGCTTTGCGCTCGGTGACGACGTAGCCGACCACTTCGTCATCGAGCGCCGTCACGTCGAACTCGGCCTCGGCAAGTCCCGCCCGCAGGCAGAGGTCGCGGACGATCTCGGCGAGCTGCATGTTTCCGATTTTCCCCTCGATCCAGTGGCCGAGCCGAAAGTTTTCGCCGTCCGACCAGACGTTGGTGAGCGCCGGGAAGAACGGATAGGGCCGCGCGTCCCAGCACCAGACGAACCGGCGCTCGACCATGGGGCCGGCGTAGACCGACGAGGTCGGGTTGTTGGCCGGCTCGTTCCAGAACTCTTCGGTGGCCTCGATCGCGGCGCGCTGCACCACGCGGTCGACCGCGCGGTTCGAGTAGTAAGGCGCGAAGCTCTCGATCGATTTCGGGTCGATGAAGACGTTGGGCTGGTTGGTCGCGCAGTTCACTGTGGGGAAGCCGTACTCGGTGAACCAGATCGGCTTGCCGCGCGGCACCCAGGCCGTCGCAGGACCGGTCGGCACGCCCGAAACGCGCGGGACGTGCTCGTTCTCCCACCAGGTGCGAATGTCCTTGATGGCCCAGAAGGGATCATCGATCGGGGAGCGCTGTGGGTCGAGGCCGCGGCGATCGAGGTCGCGGTCGGCCTGCGTCGCGTAAAAGTAATCGATCAGCTCGCCCGACGCCCAGCCGACTCTGATCGCGTCCTTGTCGTAGACCGCGCGCGGCAAATCGGTGAGCGGGAAGTATGCATCGATCCCGACCACGTCGATGTTCGGGTCCGCCCAGACCGCATCGAGCGGGAAGTCGACGTTCGCGTCACCACGGTCGTGGTAGCGGTACTCGGACCAGTCCGCCGCATAGGTGACGATGCACTCCGATCCGAGCGTCGCCTTCGCTTCGGAGGCGATCTGCTGCCAGAACGGCACAGTGGGATAGTTGCCGCCGCCGTCGCGGATGCGGTTGAGCGCCACCATCTCGGAGCCGACCACGAAGCCGTCGACGCCGCCCGCGCCCTCGGCAAGCGACATGCAGTGCCGGATGAAGCGAAGGTAGCCGTCGGCGCGCTCGAAGAAACCGGACACGTCGGCTGCCGCGCCGCCGATCCGGCCGCGCCAAGGGAACGGCGACGGGTCGGGCGGTGGGATGTCCATCATCAGGAACGGGTACAGCATCACCTTGTAGCCAAGGCTGCGCAGATGCTGGATAGCCCGGATCACCGATCCGTCGCTGATTGTTCCTCCATAGTAGAGTCCGATAGAGCCGTCCGGCTTTGTGTACGATGAGACGAGCGGCCACCCACCTGATCCTCCGATGACAGGGCGACCAATGCCCATCACCGACCAGAGATACGGCGTCGTGTCCGGCAGCCGGTCCGGGTAGATCGCGTATTCGGCCTCGGGCCGGATCGAGCAGGTCGCGACGTCCACCGACGTGCCGAACCAGGCGTAGACGACGCTGACCCACTCGACGTTCGGCACCTCGCGCTTGAGGTTCTCGATCGAGACCGCGAAATCGGCAGCTTTTCGGCCGGCATTGCTGTTGATGTTGGAATTGCGCACGCGGCTGCGCACGACGTTGGGCTCGTAGGCCCATTCGCCGCTTGCCGGGATCAGGCAGACGCTGCGGACGAGATGGCGAGCATCGGCCACGTCCGCGCGCGAGCCGCGATAGACCTCGATCTCAAAGTTCGGGAAGCGGTTGCCGTAGGGCGTGAGGTAGAGGTTTTCGAGGACGACGTAAGATAAGCCACGGAACGCCGGCGTGCGGTCCGTGCCTTCAACGGCCTGGATCAGAGGGTCGGTTGATTGCGTCTCGTCTCCATAGTAGGTGCGGATTTCGTCAACGTGCTCGGGATCGAGCGGGGTCTTGTCGAGCCAGATGCGATAGATCGAGGTGACCGGCGCCTCGCAGATCCCGAGCGCCACGTCGGCATAGTAGTGGTAGCTCGTGCGCGTGATGGTCTGGGTGCCGCCGCCACCACCGCCGCCTTTGCCGCCGCCTCCGACCGTCTCGGTCTCGGTGCGAACCACTTCGCGAATGCCGCGGACCCAGATGATGTTGGCGGGCACGCGCATGCGGCCCCAGACGACCGGGATAGTCTGGCCATAGGCCGATCCCGATAGGTTGAGCTCGGTGAGGCGCGCGCCTTCGACCGTCCGCCGGTCCTGCTGCGGTCCAAACAGTTCCCGGTCCAGGATGCCGCCGACATAGGCGCCGAACAGCGCGCCGAGCGACTGACCGAGGCCGCCCGCGACACCGCCGCCGAGCACGCCGCCGGCGAGCGTCAGAACGAGTTGGGCCACCGATCACGTCTCAACTTCGAAGGTGAGGTTCGGCAGGCGGTTTCCGAACGGCGTGATGTAGAGCCGCTCCATCATCACGTAAGCGAGACCCCGATAGGCGGGCGTGCGGTCGGCGCCTTCGACGGCCTGGATGAGCGGGTCCGGCGTCTGCGACTCGTCCCCGAGATAGACCCGCATGTCACCAACCTTGTCGTCCTCGAAGGCATTTCCGTCGGCGAACACGCGGTTCACGGCTGCAATCGGGCCGGCGCAGAGACCGACCGCAACGTCTGCGTAATAGTGGTAGCTGACATTGGTGACGGTCGTGCCGCCACCACCGCCGCCGCCTTTGCCGCCGCCGCCGACCGTCTGCGTCTCGGTGCGGACCTCCTCGTCGAAGCCGCGCATCCAGATGACGTTGGAGGCCATCCGCCCCTTGCCGTAGAGCAGCGGGATCACGGCGCCGTAGCTCGACGACTGCACGCGCAGGTCCTGCATGCGCGCACCGTAGACGGTCTGGCTGGCGGTGCCGCCGAACAGTTGCTGGTCGACGATGCCGCCGACATAGCCCCCGACAAGCCCTCCGATCGCACCGCCAAGACCGGGCAGCAGCAGATTGCCAAGGACGTAGCCGCCGACCGTGAGGACGATCTTCGCCACGAACCGGCTCTCCCAAATCAGAACCGCGAACCTTTAGTCCGCCGAGGCGTTGAGAATAGGCGTGATCTGTCAGTCCGCGCCGAACTGGCAGCAGACCGCGCCCCACTTATCGAGAACGGCAAGATGGAAGCTCCGGTCGCCAAACAGGCCAAGCTCTACCGAATGGTGACCGACCAGCACGTTTGCCCATTTGGCCTCAAATCGCGCGATTTGCTCGAACGAGAGGGCTTCGCGGTCGACGATCATCTGCTCAGGACACGCGCCGAGACCGATCCGTTCATGGCCGAGCATCATGTGAAGACGACGCCGCAGACGTTCATTGCAGGTCAACGCGTCGGTGGTTACGACGATCTCCGGCGCTACTTCGGTAAGGCCGTCCGAGAATCCAACACGGTCAGCTATCAGCCGGTCGTCACGGTATTTGGGGTGGCCGCCTCGATGGCAGGGGCCGCGAGTTGGGGAACCTTTGGCGAAATCTTCACGGTTCGAGCCGCCGAATGGTTCATTGCATTCAGTATGTGCATCCTTGCCATCCTGAAGCTGCGCGACCTCGAGAGCTTCTCCAATGTTTCTAGGTTACGACCTGCTTGCACAGCGGGTAGTGCGCTACGCCTATGTCTCTCCCTTTGCCGAAGCGCTAGCCGGCGTCCTGATGATCGCCGGCGCCCTGATGTGGCTTGCCATCCCCACGGCGCTCTTCATCGGCGGCATTGGCGCAATCTCGGTTTTCAAAGCGGTGTACATCGATAAGCGCGAGCTCAAGTGCGCCTGCGTCGGTGGCGACAGCAATGTCCCGCTCGGTTTTATTTCACTAACCGAGAACCTGATGATGGTCGCGATGGCGATTTGGATGCTTGTGAAATGATCCAAGAGAGGAACAAGTAATGTCCTACGCCCGCTTTGCGGCGATGATCGCCACTTCGACCGTGGTCATGTTCGGTCTGATGTATCTCAACACATTTGCGCTCGATCACGTTTTTTACAGCCAGACTCGAACCTGGATGGCGCTGCTGATGGGCACCGTCATGGCCATCATCATGCTTGGTTTCATGTGGTCCATGTACAATGACAAACGCGTCAATGCATCCATCATTGCCGGAAGCGTGGTCGTCTTCGCGGCTTCACTGTGGCTCGTCCGCAGTCAGCAGACGGTGTCCGACGTGAGCTATATGAAAGCGATGATCCCGCACCACTCGATCGCGATCATGACGAGCGAGCGCGCCCATATCCGAGACAAACGCGTGCGCGAACTTGCCGACAAGATTATCGAAGCGCAGGTTCGAGAAATCGGCGAGATGAAATCGCTGATTACCGACCTGGAACGAAATCCCCCGCCGGCCAATGCGCCTGACCTCTTGTCTTATCGCCAGCGCGGCGCTCCTGCGCCGAAGTGACCTTTCACGTGAGAAGGAGGCTCGGAATTCGGAACGCATGGCGGAGCTTCGCTCGCCACCAGGGTGAGAAACCGTGTTCGACCACTTTGCCGGCTTCACGGTAGCAGTGGATCAGGCCGCCACCCGGTGCGACATAGGCACAGTGATGCGCCGGTCCTTTGCCGACGCCGAACAGCAGGATGTCACCGGGCAGAGCGTTGGCCGGTTCGATCTCCTCGCAACGCTCCTTGAAGCCGAGATACATGCGAGGCTCGGCGCGATAGAGGTGCCAGGTCTCCGGGTAATCCAGCGGAATCGCGATCTCCCCGACAAACGGCTGGGCGACGCCGCGGATGAAGCCAATGCAGTCGCAGCCGACTCCTTTTAGCGATGCCTGATGGTGCCACGGCGTGCCGAGCCAGCTCCGCGCCTCGGCGATCACTGCGTCCCGGGTGAACATCAGCCCTTGATCGGATAGGAAAAGACTTTGTCGTTGCCGGGGATGTGTGGCTCGCCGCGGAAATTCAGGATGTTGCCGAACCGGGCGTGACAAGTCTCAGGAGTCTTGTCGCAGCCCGCGACAAGACGGACCTGGTCGTCGACGGCGATCGGGCGCGGCATCGGCGTGAACAGCCGGATCGATTGTCCATTGTGCTGGAGCACTTCGGTCGCGGCGCCAGCGTTCGCGCCGGTCAGGAAGGTGCAGACGCCGAAGGTGTAGAAGCCCGTCGGCCGCGCAGTCGGGACCGTGAAAGTATCGCCGCTCGATACCGCCGAAATCGCGAGCTCGTCGGTCAACGGTCCGAGCACGACCTTGCACTCGGCGCTGCCGAGGTCGGTGCGGCAGAGCCGCGAATAGAGCTTGCCCGCGACCTGCTGAAGCCGGTTCGCGATGCCGCGGATTTCTGCGGAGAAGCGGTTGTCGGCGCGCTTGACTTCGCCGAGCCAGCCGCGACGAAGGAGAACGCGCCCTTGCGACAGGTCCGCCCAGTTGACGAGGAAGATGTCGATCCTGGCGCCATCGAAGAGGCCGGCGGTCAGGTCTTCGGCCTTGAGCGCGTCGTCATCGAGGAATCCATCGACATCGAGGTTGTCGACCGAGAGGTCCGAGCCGGACTTGATGGCGCTCGGCAGGAACCCGGTCGCGGCGACATAGGTCACGCTATCGATGACGAGGTTGCGGTCATGATCGGTGAAGCCACGCACCCAGTCGTCCGTGCGTTCGAGCCGCCAGCAGGTCGCAAGCGTCGTCACCTCGCCTGCGAGATGAGTGGCGAGGGCTGCAGAGACGCTTTTCATGAGCTATATTCTGTCCCTACAAGTTTGCGCGTCCGCGGGCAAAGTCGCGCCCCAAGCCGAAAGCGAGAACGTTCCGATGCACAGCAATTCCATTGACCGCTGGCAACACGAGCACAGGTTCCTTGGCGAGAGGCATCATCACCATGAACGCCGCACCTGGTTCGTGGTCGCCCTGGCAGCCCTGATGATGGTTGTCGAAATCGTCGCCGGCACAATCTTTGGCTCGATGGCGCTGGTCGCGGACGGCTGGCACATGTCGACGCATGTGACCGCGCTTGCGATTACGGCGCTCGCCTATGGGTTTGCGCGCAGGCACGCACACGACGTGCGCTTCTCATTCGGGACCGGCAAGTTGGGCGAGCTGGCCGGGTTCTCAAGCGCGATTATCCTCGCACTGGTGGCGCTGTTCATCGGATACGAGTCCGTGGGCCGGCTGTTTGCACCCGTGCCAATCCGGTTCGAGGAAGCGACTCTCGTGGCGGTGATCGGTCTTGCGGTGAACCTCGTCAGCGCGTGGCTGCTTTTCGACAGGAGCCACCATCATGCCCATGACGATCACGATGACGAGCGTGATCGTTTGCACGACCACCAACACTCGCACGACACCAACATTCGGTCCGCCTATCTGCATGTCCTTGCGGACGCGCTGACCTCGGTACTCGCGATCGTGGCGCTGCTCTCGGGCCGCTTCTTCGGCTGGGCTTGGCTCGACCCAGTAATGGGAGTTGTCGGTGCGGTCGTGATCGCGTCCTGGTCCGTGGGACTTATCCGATCCGCCGGAGCGGTACTGCTCGATACAGTGCCAAGTCAGAAACTAATGCGGATGGCGCGCGAACGGCTCGAAACCGGAGGCGACCGCGTTTCAGATCTCCACCTATGGCGTCTCGGGCCCGGACATCTTGGAGTGATTGCGTCCGTTATCACCGATCACCCTGAGCCTCCGGCAGCCTACAAAGAGCGGCTGGCAGAGATTGAAGGGCTGTCGCACATCACAGTCGAGGTCCATTGTTGCCCAGATCACAAGCGCGCCGCTGCGGCGTAGTCATACTCGCACGCGCGCTTACGCTCGGATTTCCACCAGCGCGATCGAGGAGACCTGCTGGATGTGATAGGCGACCGCGACCACCGGCAGGTGATCGGTGTCGAAGCGAACCGGCACGTCGAACAGGAAGTCCGCATAGGGCTGCGCCGCGGGCGTCGATGTGAAGGTGACAAGGCCGGTCAGTTCGTCGACATCGACGGACACCGGGTTGCCGTTCACGCGAACGACCACAGTCCCGGCCTCGGGCTTGGTAATGCTGCGCTGCTCGGCGGTTGGCCCGGAGTCGTACTGTTTCGTAAGCTGCCACACCAGCGGATCGGCCGTCGCCGCGAGCGGCTGTGCCTCCGCTTCAAAATCATTCCAGTCCCGGAAGCGGAAGCCGTAAGCGCGTCCCTTGCGCGCGCGAAAGAAGGCAATCACCTCGGCCATCTGTTCGCGGGTACGGATGCCGGTCGAGATGTCGTACTTGGCGCGCGCCGCCGACCAGTTGATGTTGCGCTGCTCGAAGCCGGAGGCGACCGCGATGATGTCAGTCGAGAACTCCGGGCCGCCGGTTGCGCCGCGCGCCACTGCGTCGGGGAAACGCACGTCATGGAATCCGGTCACAGGTTGCGCTCCGCGCGCCGCAGCGCCGCAGCCATGTCGGCGGTGATCTGGCTCTGCGCCCGCCGGAACGATGCGGCGTCCGGCGTCGTGACCGCGAAGTTGAGGACGATCGGTGCAGCCTTGTCACCGCGCTGGTAGGACGCGGCCTCGGTGCGATTGAGCACGCGCTCGCCGCGCTGGAGGATTGCCGGCACTTCGTCGGGCGAAAGGAACGCGCCGTCATGCAGGCGCGGCGCATTCCGGAAGACGTGCGCCGGCGCCCAGTGCGGTGTCCCGCCCGCCCCGACGACGCCGCCCTCGTGGAACTTGAAGCCGAACAGGCCTCCGAAGAGGCCGCCGACATTGTTGAGCGTCGTCAGGTTCGTCCCGAACAGGAAGTTCTTGAGCGGGTTGAGAACCGCGAGCTTGAGGATTTCCTTCTCGATGTCGGCGAGTGCCGCGCGTCCGGCGTCCGCCCAGGACTTCCAGTCTGTCTTGCCCTGCGCGATCAGGGTCGCAAAGTGGTTGAAGGTCGTGTCGGTCATGCTCTGCAGAGACTGCATCGCGCCCTGCGAGCGAGCGAGTTCCTGGTTGAGGCGTTCGATGAAGCCGGCATTGGCGAGGATCGCCTGGCCTTCGGCGCTCGCAAGCTCGATGCCCTTCTGGCGCAGCTGCTGCTCGGCCTGCAGCTGCGCAATGATGATCGCCCGCTGCGACTCGCCCTGGCCGGTCAATTCGATCTGCTTCTGCAGCAGCTCGATCTGGTTCTTCTGGCCTTCAAGCGTCTGGAGCGCCGCGGCACGAGCCTGTTCCCCGTGCAGCCGCGCATAGGCTCCGCGCAGCGCATCGATGACGCGCGCGAGCGTGCCCTTTGCGTCTCCCTCGGCAAGCGCCTGCGCGATGATCAGCGGACGAAGCGCCTGCTCGACCTGCATCAGGCGCTGCGCCTGCTCGCTTGAGATCGTGCCGGCCGCGACCGCATCGTTGAGCTTGCGCTGCGCGGCGGCTTCGGCTGTCAGATCGGTCGCGGACTTCGCCGATTGCGCGGCTTGCTCCGCGATCTGCTCGCGCAGGAGCTCACGCGCTCGGGTCTCGACATCGACGCCGTTCTGCACGGCTTCGGTCAGAGCCTTACGGCGGACCTCCGCCTGCTGGGCGGCGGTGGCTCCTTTCAGCCAGGCATCGGCCAGACCAAGCGTCGCCTTGGTATTGACCTCGACCACGCGCGACTGGTCGATGTGCGCCTGCGTCGCCTCGGCGCGCGCCTTGGTGCCGGCTCGCGTGATGTCGGCTTCGGCAATGGCAACCGGGATCGCCTGTCCGGCAAGCTCAAGCCGCCGCCTTTCCTCAGCGATGGTAGCCTTCTGCGCCGGGGTCTTGGCCTGGAGGGCCTGGATTTCGAGTTCATCAAGGCGGCGGGCTTTCTCGGCGGGATCGAGCCAGCTGCGGATCGCCCGCGTGACGGCGTCATAAGCGGTCTCGACCTGCTTGAGATCGGCAACCTTCTGTCGAATGAGCGGGTCGTCGAGCGCGGAGCGGAGTTGCGCCTGGCGGGCCTTGAGCGTCTGCAGCTCTTCGAAGCCGGGCGTGAGGTCGCGGGCAACCGTGCCGGCGCGGACCGAGAGCTCGTTGGCCTTCGCGTCCTTGGCCCGGACTTCAATGTTGGCGAGCTTCGCCTCGATCTTGGCGATCTCGGCGTCGACCTCGGCCAGCATCCGCGTGTTGAAGTTGCGGGCCTGGGCGGCAAAGCGGGTCGGCGGGTTCTCGATCAGCGTCTGCAGGCGCGCGCGCTCCTGCTGAAGCTCCTTCAGCCGCTGTTCGATCGGTGCTCCGTCGAGCACGCGCGAGATCGCCCGGCCCATGGCGTCGTAGGCGTTCGACGCCATCCGCCCGACGAAGTCCCACGCGCGGCCGAGCGCGGTGGTCGCTTCTGCGGCGTTGACGAGGCTGCCCTTGAGCGCATCGAGCAGAACGCGCTGGGCTCCCGTGAGATCGTTGTGGTCGGCGAGCGTGCGGACATACTGCCGCGTCCGGTCGTCCAGAAAATTGAGCTTGTCGTTGAGCGCGTCGGCGCCCCGGACCGGGTCGGCGAAGGCGCCGGCCAGCTCCTTGGTCGCGGTCGCGACATCCGTGCCGGTGGTCGCGGCGTAATTTTTGACGACCTTGATCAGGCCTTCGAAGTTCGTGACCGCGATCTTGCCGGTCCGCAGGAACGCGGCCTCCATCTCGCGCGCGGCGGCGACCGAGATGTTGCCGGCCGAGGCCGACTGCTCCGCGATGCGCTCGATCTGGCCGACGGTCGCGCCCGCAGCCCTGCCGGTGCCGGCAAGCGCAACCTCGAGCTCCTTCTGCGACTCGATGTAGCGGTAGTAGGAATAGCCGACCGCGGCGCCAAGCGCCGCGATGCCGATCACGACCGCGGTCGTGGGCGTGATCAGGCTGGTGAGGCCCTGCCAGACCCCGCGCAGGATGCCGCTCACGCCCGCGCCCGGGCCGAAGATCTGCGCGATCTGCGAGCCCTGCTGCATCAGCACCATCAGCGGGCGCTGGCCGCTCGCGAGCGAGACGACCACGTCGTTGAGCTGGTAGCTGAGATTGACGAGCTGGTTGGACGTCAGCTTGCCCGCCGCGCCGATCGCTCCAAGCGCCCTGGCCGTGCCATCGAAGCGGGCTTGCGCCAAGCCATGCGCAGCTGCTTGCTCCGCGGCGGTAATCGCGCCGGCCTTGAATAGGCTGTTCGCTTCCGCGATCTCGGCATTGAGCCTGGCCTGTGCAGTGCCGAGCGGATCGATCTGCGCGCGGAGCGCCGCGGTGCGAGCAGCAAGGTCTTCGGCAGCCCTGGCCGACTCCTCAAAGACGGCCGCGGACTCGCGCGCAGATTTCGGGGACGTCCCGACCCCGAGGACCGAATTGAAGTTGCGTTGCGCCTGGTCGGCAGCGCCGGCTTGCCGTGCCGCCTCCGCCAGGCGCTGCAGACGCTGGGCCTGCCGGTCTGTGGCGGCGCCCGTCGCATCCATGCTGGATGCGACGCCGCGGAACGCATCCTGCCCTGCCTTGCCGACCTCGTCGAATGCGCGCTTGACGTCCGCCTTGCCCTCGACGCCGAGGCGGATCGAGACCTGCGTCGTGCTCATTCAGTCTGAGTCCCGGGCGTAGGCGCGGACGATGATCGGTTCGATTTCGGGGAGGATGTCGACGAGCAGCGGGTTCAACGCGCCCATCGCGTCGGCGAGCAGAAGCACGGCTGCAAAGTCGAGCGCATAGACGCCGCCCATGACGGCGCGGACCTGCCCGGCCGCCCGCTTGAGGACGCCCCACGCAACAATGCCCTCGGACGTCGCCGGGGCGTGTTCGTTGTAGGGGCACGCTGCGCAGGTCTCGGGGCATGCTGCGCAATAGCCGTCGCCCCCGCCGAAGTGCCATTCGGCGAGGGCGATCAGACGTTTTTTTCGGCGTCCTGGATGATGGCCGGCCCGACATAGAGCCGGTCGATGGCATCGAACACCGGCCAGAGTTCGAGCGCGGCGTCGATCGTCTCCTTCGAGGGCTCGACCGGATTGCCGTCGGTATCGCCGATCCCCTCCCACGCGGCGATGCCGGAATGGGTGAGCGAGCGTGTGAAGGCGACGCCGGCTTTCACCATGGCGTCGTCGCCGCCGGCGCGCAGCACGTCGGCGGCGGCCGTGCGCGCCAGCAGGATGGCGGCGACCGACACCGGCCGGAACTGCACGCGGACGCCGGGCAGCATGTCGAGCCAGAACGGCTCGCGATCGAAGGCGAGTTTGAGCATCGGAACCTCTTGGAGTGGAGCGCGAATTCCCGAACGGAGCGCAATCGCTCATGGGATCAGGCGAATGGATCAGTAGGCAGTCACGTCGTTGGTGAGGACGGCGGTCAGCGATTTTTGCAAGACCGGGTCTTCGGCCGCCTGGAAGGCGAACGCAGCCTGGATGCCGCCAGGCCCGGTAATCGGCTGCTTCGGCTTCGGCAGGTAGACTTCGTGCACGGTGAACAGGAGCGACTTGTTGGCATCGATCGCCCAGCCGAAGGAGAGCTCGCACGCGGTGCCGGCGACTGCCTGGTCGAGCAGCACGGTGTCAGCGAAGCGGATGTTGACCGTGCCTGACACGCCGACCATGGCGGGGTCGGCGTCCTCGATCCGGCCGTCCGGGCGGATGACCTCGACCTTGTCGAGATTGTTCGTGTAGGTGAGCTCCGCCGAGACGATCTGCCCGAGCGCGGTGCCGTTGCGCTTGATCTCGCCCATGAACTGCGAGAAGCGCTCGATCACGGCTTCACTCGGAGAGCCGGCACCAGACACCGCCGCCTTGGTCTCGCCCTGCGCGATCAGGCTCATGGTGGCGTTGAGGAGCCCCGAGCGCTGCAGCTGGATTTTCATGGAATTGGCGCGCACGCCGAAGTTCATCCCGTAGCTCGGGACCTCCGGCATGCCGATCTCGATCGCCATGGACGGCAGGGTGAGCGCGCCTGAGACGAAGGTGTGTGTGAAGACGCCGGTGTTGTCGACCGACGTCGGGGCGCCCAGAAGGAGCTTCAGCCAATAGCCGAAGTTGCGCAGATCGACAGGGACGACCGCATCGCCCTCGTTGTTGACGACGTCGCGGCTCGGCGGCAGCGGTTCGCGCCCGTAGCCGAGGAGATCGCTCGCGATCAGGTTCTGCTCGTCGCCGAGCGCCGAGGAGACGAAGGGGAGCTTCTTGTAGCCGGCTACCGGCGGCGTGCCGTAGGTGGCCTCGAATGCGGCAGCCATGACGGCGTTGGCGCCGCGCGCGCGTGCCATGGGACCCTCCTAAGTTTGATGGAATTCAGTTCAGTGGATCGGTCGTGCCGTAGACCGCAACGATCGAAGTATCGGCCCAGCGGCCGGCGCGTGCGCCTGCGGTCTCGACATCATCCGTCGAAGGCGCTTCGGCCTCGATGAAGTCGCAGAGCCCGCCGAGCGTGCGGTCCCCGGCAACAGCGGAACCGATCGCGCCGAGCAAATCGTCGAGCACTTCCTCGCGAGGCTGCGAAGAGGTCTCATAGGCGGCGATCTCGATCGGGATACGGTGCGTATAGATGTAGGTGAGCGGCGACAGCATCACCTCTGGCTCGCCCGGATCACCGTCGCGGATGATGGCGAGGCCACCCGGCGCAATGCGCTCAGGCTTGGCCAGGTTGCGCTTCACGTCCGCGTCGGGCAGCGCGGCCGCGACAAGCGCCTTGAGCGCATCGAGCACCTGTTCGCGCTTGCTCGTCATCGCAGGCCCGCCACGAGGATCGCGATCACGAATGCGAACGACAGCAATGCCGCGAACATCGCGACGCGTTCCTGCTTCACCTTCCCCTCCAGTGGCTCGCGATCGTGCCGGGCACTCGGTCTGCCCAACGCTGTGCGGCGCTGCCGATATCGAGGCGCTTCCGAAGCGTGACCTGCGGCACCAGGATGAACACGACGACCGTCGAGCGGCCCTTCAAACGCGTGAACTGCGCGCCGCCACGCGTGCGGCCGATGTTCGGCCGCGCCAGTCCTTTCTTGCTCAGCCGTGCATGGTCGGCGACCAAGAGCGAGGGCTGCCCGCGGCGATACACGAAGCGCAGCCGCAGGCCGGTGCGCCGCTCCCAGCCGCCCGGCGTGATCCGCTTCATGGCGCCGGTCGCACTGATGCCCTTCACGCCCGCGGCTGGCGTCGGAATTGCGAGCCAGAACCCGCGGCTCGATTTGATCGTCACGCCACGGTCGAACGCATCGACGATGTTGGGAGCCTTCGACCAGACGAACGAAGCCGCCTCGAGGCTGACTGCGCCTTCCGGGTAGGTCTTCCCGCGCCAGGTGTTGGCCAGGCGCTGTCCAAGGCCCGCGTCGGCGACGTCGGCGCGCAGGTCGGATTTCAAGCCCTCCGTCACCTCGCGCATGGCGCCGGTGACGGAACGCGCAGCTTCGGTCTCAACCTCGGCCAGGCCCTTGACGAGGTCGTCGGTCTTGAGCGTGAAGCGCATCGGATCAGGGCGGCGGCGCGGTCTCGCAGGTCCAGACCAGGCCGAGGCTGTCCGCGACCGGAGTGGCGAGGACCTCGAACACAGCGCCGTCGATCTCGACGGTGTCGCCCGAAGCAGGATCCGAGACTTCCGACCGGCGCACGTCGATCAGCATTGTCGGCAGGATGGCCCGGCTGTCGCCAAAACCGACGGCCTGGTCGGGCCTCTTGATGATGACGCGGACCACGACGCCGTCGCCCGCACCGCCCGCGCGCCAGAGCGCGTCGCGGGCGATATTCAGGTCGGCAAACAGCGCGTCGGTTGCAGCCGCAAACGGATCCATGACGGCGATTCAGTTGCTGGTCAGGATTTTGACCGCGAGACGAGGCCGCTTGTTCACCGGCAGGGGCGAAGCCTCAGTCTTGACGTCGATGGCGCTGCCGTCCTGCCGAGCGATCTGACGGGCATAGATCGGCAGCCCCATCGTATTGACGGTCTCGATCAGGTTTGCCGGTGAACCGTAGGTGACGAAGGTATCGAGGGTGCCGAGCGGGAACGCGATGCCCTCGTTCGCCGGGATCAGCGTCTCGGTCGCACCGGTCGAAAGCGTGACCGTGGCATTGTATTCCTCGAACACGATGCCGGAGAACGGGAAGCGCCGGCGGGTGTCCTCGCGCAGCGGCTGCGCGCCGGTCGAGGAGAAATACTTGTAGGCCTCCTCGACCTTGGCGTGCCCGATCAGTTTGTCAAAGAAGCCGGGGCTGACCAGCGCGAGCACGCCGTTCATGGTCTCGCCCTTGAGCTCGGTCTCCACGTTGCGCAGGACCTCGCGGCACTTCCCCTGCACGTTGGTGCCGGCGGTCCCGAGCACGAAGTCGACCGACTGCTGGACCAGGCCGAACTCGTCGAAGTAGTCGTAGAGCGCGACGCCGGCGCCGTCCTTGACGATGCCACGGAGCGCGTTGATCTCCATGTATTCCCGCGTCTGCGCGTGCTTGGCGCGCATGCGGGTTAGCTTGCGTTCCATGACGGTTGCGAGCGGGTCGGCCGCGTCGGCGACGCCGAAGCCTCGGACGCCCTGGATGTCCTGCGGCGTGATGACGTCGTCGTGCGGAATCCACGGCACCGTGAACGATCGCATCGAGCGCGTGTCTCGATTGGCAACCGTTGCCGGCCCGCCGAGTGGCACGGCTGGCAGCAGGTTGAGCACGCCCTCGGCCTGCTCGATGATGACGCTGCGCTGGGTCACGCCTTCGAAGCGGAACAGGCCCATCTCGCCGAGCCGCGTGTAGATGTTGGGCAGGATGTTGATGGCGGTGGTCATCTCGGCGAGCGTGTAGCCGCCCGCGTCGAAGGGATTGATTATCGGGGCCATTCTTTTGGGTCTCCTCAAAAAGGGACCGGCCCCCGATGGAGGTCCATCGAGGCCCGGTCAGGCAGGGAGGTTCAGGGAAGATCAGGCGGTATCGCGGGTGACGATGCCGGCCGCGGCGAGCTGTGCGTGCTTGGCGGTCTTTTCGGCCGCCTGGTCGACGGACGCGTCGAAAACAAGCGCGGCCTTGGACACGATCGCGGGCCCGCGCGCGACCACGAGGCCGGTCTTGTCGGCCGCGGTCGCATCGACCGCCTCGATCAGAACCGCCACAGCTGTCTCGGCGCCCTCGTCACCCACGACCTGGGCGGCGGGCGAGAGCCGGTACTTGCCGGAGGCGGTGATCTTGCCGAGCACGGAACCGAGTGCGTAGTCCGTGCCGGATTTCAGCGTGATCGTTTCCCGGTTGTAGTTGCCGTTGAGCTCATACTTGAGCAGATCGCCGAGCGTCGGCGCTTTGGTAAGAGTGGCCATGTCTGGGGCTCCTTGTGGCAATCAACCGCGGGCCGCTGCGGCGCGCTCGCGCGCGCGCCGGACGATCGGGCTGTCGCCGGCCGTCGGGGTGGAGGGCGCTGCGGCGATAACGCTGGTCGCCTCGGTGCGTGCCGCGAGCGTGTCGAGCACCGAGCGACGAAGCGCGTCCGCCGAGACGCCCTTTCGCAGCGCATCGGCTGCGTCGACCGTCACCCCGAGCCGGGCCGCCTGAGCCGCGACCGCGGCAATCTCCGCGAATTCTGCGCGAAGCTTGTCCGCGGGCGCCGACGCTGGTTCCAGCGCCGGGGGCGTAGGATCAGGAATTGCCGCAGGTGCCGGCTGAGGCTCGACCGGCTGTTGCGGCGCGTTCGGCTCGTCTGGAATCTGTTCCGTTTCGTTCGTCGCCATGGACGGACTCCTCTTCTGTCTCGGGTTGGTGGATGGGCGCGCGGTCGCCGCGCGATCGAGTTCAGCGGCCATCTCGGCAATGGCAAGGTCGAGCGTGCCCATGCGGTCGGCGAGGCCCGCGCGGATCGCGAGCTCGCCGCGATAGATCGCGGCGTTCGTCCCGCGCGCTGCTTCGCTTGTCAGCCCGCGGTTGACCGAAACCAACGCGCAGAACTCGGAATAGAGGCGATCGACATCCGCCTGAATTGTCGCTCGGGCGCGCTCGGAGAGCGGCTCGTGGGCATTGCCGTCGATCTTCTGTGTACCCGCGAATACGAAGGTCCAGGCCAGTCCCGCCTTGGCGTCTGCCCCGCTCTCGTCGATGTGCATCGCAACCACGCCGATGGAGCCAACCTCGCCGGTGCGCGTCACGTAGAGCTGATCGGCCGTGCTCGCGATAGCGTAAGCCGCGGACAGCGCGCATTCGTTTGCCACCGCCCAAAGCGGCTTGGCGCTCGCGTCCCTGATCGCTTGAATCTGTTCGACCAGGTCGAACAGGCCGCCGACCTCTCCTCCGGGCGAATCCACATCGAGGACAACACCGCGCACACTGGGGTCGCTCATCGCGCCGGCAATCGCATCGGCAATCTCGCCGTAGGACACCAGGCCGCTCGCTGCGTCGAGGTAGCCGGAGCGGCTCACCAGGGTGCCGATGACCGAGACCACCGCGATCCGTTCGACCGTCACGGAAACCATCGGTGCCGGGTCAGCCTGGGCTTCGATCGGTTCTCCGGCACCTCCCGCGAGACGCGGCGCCAGCACGCCGAGGATCACTTCGAGCTTGGCGCGGGCGATCATGAGCGGCGTCCCGAATACGCGGGACGCTATATGAGGCAGGTTGCGCATGATGGTTAGATCAATGCTGAGCGGACGCGCTCGGTGACAGCCGCGAGGTCGACTCGAATTTCCGTATGGCCGCAGCGCGCAACCACGGTTTGGCGACCTGCGGTGTCCAAGGGCGAGGTACCCAGAATTTTAGCAGCGCGACACGGTGGAAGACCGGCCGTCCCCAGTTCGACGATGGCTGCGAGATGAACGATATCCCTGAGCGTGTATTCGCGGCGGATTCCCGCTTGTGACTCACGAAGGGGGGCGAAGTGTTCACGCTCGATCCATTGATGCAGGCAAACAGGCGTGATGCCCACGGCCGCGCAGGTTTCGTGGATCGTAAAAGTACGTTCGGTCACGGCTGCGAATTCTCCTGATTAGGAAGCTGATCGGGCTCCGATGGCATAGCGGCATCCGAGGCATTGCTGCCGAACACCAGTCCAAGGCCCTTTTCGCGTGCTCGGTCTGCAGCAATCTCGCTGTCGACCTGCTCGGCGTCATAGCCGCGCTCGGCCAGCGCCTGCGTGCGGCTCTTGAGACCAGCGTCGATCTGCTCGATCTCGGCGCGAGCGTCTTTCAGCGGATCGACCCAGTCCCACTTCGGCGGCAGCCATCCGCACGCCAGATACTCGCGCCAGCGCTGGTCGTAGTCCGGCAGTGCGAGCGTGCCCGCAAGGACCGCGGTGTCCATCCAGCGTGCCCAGACCTGGCGGCACAGCTGCCAGACGATGACGGCATGCTGATAGGCTTCGATCCGCCGTCGGAATTCCAGCAGCGCAAGGCGCGAGTTCGAATAGTTCGCCTTGAGCATGTCGTTCGAGAGATACGCATACGGCACGCCGAGCGCGGCCGAGACCTGTAGCAATGTCCGGTATTGGAACGGCTCGTAGGTCTGGCCGACGTCAGCCGGCGCCGAAGTCTGCACCTCCTCGCCGGGCTCCAGCATGGTGATCTGGCCCGGCTGCAGATCTATCGTGCGCTCGTCATTCTGATCGCGTCCCTCCGCGGCATCGAGTGGTTCGGCCGGCGCCGGCGTCGTGATGAAGAGCGCGTGCATCGCCGCGACCTTCTTCCGGTCGAGCTCGGCGTCATCGTACTGGTCGAGCAGGAAGAGCTTCACGATGCCGGCCGCGAAGCGCGACACGCCACGAAGCTGACCGGCGTCCACCGGATCGATGACGTGCACGATCTCGAAGGCCGGCACGCGCACGATGTCGCCAGCGAGTCCGGGATCGGTGATGTCGCCCGGATGCCGTCGCAGGAAATGATAGGCGACGCGCCGGCCGATCCCGTCGAATTCGATGCCCTGGCGGATGACATTGCCGCCGGGAATGATTTCGTTGCGATTGAGCGGCAGCATCTCCGAGGGGAGCATCTGCAGCTGCAGCGGCACCGTGAGACCGTCCTGCGGCCGGCGCGGCCTGAACCGAAAGAACACCTCGCCCGCGATAAACACCTCGCGCGCGGCGCGGCGCTGCAAACCATAGAAGTCGGTGAAGCCCTCCGCATCGGCTTCATCGGTCCAGCCGAGCCAGAGATCCTGGACCGCTGCTTTCAAGCCGGCGTCCTTGATCAGTGACGACGGCTTGATGCCGGCGCCGACCACGTTGCCGGCCCAGCTCTCGATCGCGTTCGCGGCGTAGCCGTTGTTGCGGATGAGCCAGCGCGCGCGGGCCGTGATGTCTGGACCGGCCGCCGCGATCAGCGTGTTGAGATGCGCCCGGCTCGGCTGGAATCCTTTCAGTCGCCGGTTTGCGAGCCCGGCCTCGAACCCGCCAATGAATGCTCCGACACGCCGCCGGAACTGTTGCAGCGAAGCGAGCACTCAAAGTCCCTTCGAAGCAGAGGTCAGGATCCGGCGACGCCGGCCGCCTTCACCGGCGGCGGCAATCCGGCGTTCCAGATCCGTGATGGCGGCCGCCATCTCGGCGTCGGTGGCATATGTGACGCGCCGACCGTCGATCTCGACCGTCCGCACGCCACGGAAGCGCGCCGCCAGCAGCACATCGCGTTGCGCGGTCATCTCTTCGAGAGTCATTTTGGTTCAGCTCAGATAGGTCGATCGGAAAACGCGGCGTGCACGGCGCCCGGGGCGGCGTCGGATGACACCCGCCACCGTCTCGCCCACCGCCTCAGGCTCAATGGCCTGGTCGGAATTTGCGTCGGCCGAGATTCCGACTTGCTGCTCGAGGTCGCGCCACATGGCCTCGGTCCAGCGATCGGCGCCGGCGATCCACGCGGCCGCGCGGGCATAAACCCTGCAATCGAGTGCTTCGTTGCGCTCGCGCAATTTCTGCCATTCGAGCCGGCTGAAACCGCGCTTGGTCTTCACCGTGACAAGCTGCTCGGCGACGAGCTGCTTTACCCACTCGGCTTCGGCGCCGCGCGGCAGATGGACGAAGCCCACCGGATGCCGCGCGCCGCTGGCGATCTCCTCGTCAGTCGGAGCCACCAGGCGCAGGAACCGATAGCTCTCGCTCTTGAACGTGGCGACCGCGATCGTCCACAGCCGCGCCCCGCGTCGAAGCTTCTTGCCGCCCTCGGTGACGTCGACGTGCGTCGGGCCCGCGACTGGCGCCGTCCGGTTGAAGCCATCGACGCCCTTGATGGGCGCGACCTGGGCGTGGCCTGCCTTGCGGGCCCACGCATACACGGCCGGCGCTTCGTAGCCGGTGTCGATCGCGAGCTTTGCAAGGCCGAGCCGCGTACCCTGCGCATGCAACCACGTGCGATCGAGAAGGAGACCAAGCTCTGCCCAGGTCTCGGCTTGCTCGGGCCCGCCCTCGACCACGATGTGGTCGACGAGCCAGCTTTCGAGCCCACGACCCCAAGCCCAGACATCGACCTCGATGCGGTCCTTCTGGACGTCGGCACCGGCCGTCAGGAACAGGCCACCTCTCGGCACGGTGCCGATCTGCCAGGACTCGCGGCGCTCGTAGAGGCGCTGCCAATCCGGCGCCTCGCCGGTCTCGACCCAGGTCTCGCCAAGCACGCTGTTCTTGAAACTGCGCCTGGCTTCGTCGGTGGTCGCCGCTTCGCACAGCCGCGCGATGTGCTCCCAGGAAAGCCAGCCGACCGGCGAGTACAGCGCCGAAATATGGAATCCGATAGTGCCCGGGTCTTCCGAGTCCGCAGTCGCGCGCCACTTCCCGGCCTCGAGCATGGCCGTCTTGTGATGCTCCTCGACCCGTCCATCGCAGGACGAGCAGATATAGTGTGCGGTGTCGGGCTTGCCCTTGTCCCAGCGCAGCCGTTCGAACTTGAGCCACTGCATGTCCCGGCAGTGCGGACAGGGCACGAAGTAGCGGCGCTGATCGGATGCCTCGTACTCACGCTCCACCCGCGACAAGCCATGGATCGTCGGCGTCGATCCCAGCAGGACTTTCGAGCGCCACGAGAAGGTGCGGGTGCGCGCTTCGGCAAGAGCGACCGGATCGCCCTCCTCGTCGGCCGAGGGCGGGTAGGCATCGACCTCATCGAGGAACAGGTAGCGCGCCGGCATCGAGCGCAAGCCGACGGCGCTGTTCGCCCCGGTGATCACCAGGAGTCCAGCAGGAAATTCCTTCGAGAGCACCGTGTTGCCTGCATCACGCGAGCGCGCCGGCTTGACGCGCTCGCGGAGCGCAGGGCTCTCATGGATCAGGGGCTCAAGGCGCTGGCGGGAAAAGCGCTTGGCGAGCTCGACGGTCGGCTGCACCGCGAGCATCGGCCCCGGTGCATGATGGATGACGTATCCGATCCAGTTGTTGCCGCCTTCGGTGAAGCCGACCTGGGCCGATTTCATCACCACGATGCGGCGCGCCGGATGCATCGGCGACAGCGCGTCAACAATCTCCCGTATGTAGGGCGTGCGATCGGTGCGGTAGCGGCCGGGCTCGGCCGACGCGCGCGGGCTCAGCACCCGGTGGCGGTCGGCCCATTCCGAGACAGTCAGCGCCGGATCGGGGGTGAGCCCGTCGCGCCAGGACTGGCCAAGCTCGTCGGCGCCCTCGAACCCGAACAGATCAGCGGAGCTCTGGCCGGATCTCGGCGAGCTCGGCGAGGTGACCGCGGACATGCGTCTCTATGAGTTTCTGGACCGCGTGCGCTTCGACGCCAAGATCGGCCGCAATCAGGGCCGCGACCCGCGCCGGCCAGTTGAGCCAGGAATCCCGTTCCTCTCGCGCGAGCCGGAACACCAGCGCCGTCGCGCGCGCGCGATCGACGAGCTCGCCCTTCATGCGCTGTAGGCGCAGCCGCGCGAGATGGGCCTTAGCGATTTCGTGGGCGGTGCGGGCCTGAACGAAGGTGACGTTGCCGCCGGCGGGAAGACCCTGCTCTTTCAGCGTCTCGCGCACCGAGCCGAGCGCCGCATCCGCTACGGGACGGAGCTTCTCGGTTGCCGGCGCGGCCCTCGTTTTGCCTTTGCCGCGCGCCGGGTCCGTGGAGCGCTGCCAGGCAGCGTCGGCTTTGGCGGGATCGATGGTGCCGTCCGGTTCAAGCGGGATGCGGCCAGCCTTTGCGGCCTTGAGCACGGCCACGTGGCTGACGCCACGCGACTTCGCATATGCGCGGATCGAGATTCCCATTCAGGTCAGGGCCAGTTTGCACCGCGACATGCCGCTGAAAAAAGATGTCGTCCGCGCGATTATTGACTTGGCTCGCGCTGAGAGCAGCGCGTGTATGGCGTCATCAAAACGGAGAGCGCCATGACCAAGGTCCTGCCGAGCAACAACGAAGCCTGGGGATTTTTCGGCACCATCCGCCACCACGTCGATCCTGAGCAGGCTTGGCCGATTGCGTTCAAGGCCATTGCGACTGCCACTGGCTGTGCCGGCGACGGCGTTCGGGACTTTCTCGACAGCCGCCATGGCCGGCATTTCGCGGACGATGTGGCGAGCAGACTGTTCGAAGGGTGCGGCTTCGCCGAGGCGATTGATGCCGCGGTGCATCGTTGGATGAATTGGACGATCGACCGCCGCACTTCTCGCGAGACCGGCATTCCACGCGGACTGCCGTACCTCGTCGGCTTCGTGACCGATTGCGAGATCGTGGCGGAAGCGAACGCGTAAGCGCGCGGCTTCTGGCTCCTGCCGCCCCGCGTTGATGCGGGGCTTGGGGTCGTAGAAGGGTCGCGATGGTCGCGGCTCGACTGCGAAGGAGCCATACCATGGTTCGACTTTCCGATTCTCAAGCCGTTGTTCTCGGCGCCGCCTGTCAGCGGGCGGACCGATCAGTCTATCCCCTCACCACCAAGCTGCCGGGAGCCGCGGCCGCCAAGATCCTCAGTAGTCTACTGAAGAAGGGCTTCATCGAAGAGCTGCAGGCCAAGCCCAAGGACACTGTGTGGCGTGAGGACAAGAAGAAGGGCCGTCTAACGCTGCGCGTCACGCCAGCAGCCTTCGAAGCCCTCGGCATCGCTCAAGATGGATCGAGTGGCGAGAGCGAGACCAAGGGCGTTGCACACAGTGAGGCGGACACCGGCGCGGAGCGGAAGCGCAAGGCGAGCAAAGCACGGGAGAAGCCGACCGCCTCGCGGTCGAACAGCAAGCAGGCCCAGCTCATCGAAATGCTCAAGAGCGCGGGCGGCGCGACGATCGACGAGATCGTGAAGAAGTTCAACTGGCAGGCGCACACGGTCCGTGGCGCGCTCGCCGGCGCTCTAAAGAAGAAGCTCGGGCTGAACGTTCAGTCCGAGAAGGTCGAAGGCCGCGGCCGCGTCTACCGCATTTCAGCCTGATTGGAAGGCAAGCGAGCGCCGCCGGATTCAAACCCGGCGGCGCTTTGCCGTTCACGTGATCAACCGCTCGTCCTTCAGCGCATCGAAGGTGCGGCCATCGTCCGCAAATGTCGCCGCGCGTCCGGCATGGCGCTGCCAGCGCTCGATGATGACGTCGCAATAGCGTGGGTCGATTTCCATGGCGACGCAGACGCGGCCAACGGACGCGGCCGCGATCAATGTCGATCCGGAGCCCGCGAACGGCTCATAGACGAATTCGTCCTTGGCGCTGTTGTTGACGATCGGCCGGCGCATGCACTCGACCGGCTTTTGCGTTCCGTGTTCGGTGGCGTCGTCGTGCTCACCGGTGGCGATGGTCCAGAGTGTAGATTGATCGCGAGCTCCCTGCCAGTGGCCGGTTGAGCCCTTGCGTACCGCGTAGAAGCACGGTTCGTGTTGCCAGTGATAATCGCCGCGGCCCAGCACGAGGCGAGGCTTCGCCCAGACGATCTGGGTCCGGATCACGAAGCCGCACGCATCGAGACTCTCGGCCACGGTGCGCGCGTGGATTCCCGAGTGCCAGACGTAGGCGACCTCGCCGGGGAACAGGCTCCAGGCCTCGCGCCAGTCGGCGCGGTCATCGTTGCTGACCTTGCCGATGCGCGCTGTGACCGAAACCCCGGATTCGTTGCGCCAATTGGGATCGTACTCGACCCCATAGGGCGGGTCCGTCACCATCAGGTGCGGCCGCGCGTCGCCTAATAGTCGCTGAACATCGGCTGCAACCGTGGCGTCGCCGCACAACAGGCGATGCGCTCCAAGCAACCAAAGGTCGCCCGGACGTGTGACCGCTTGCGTCGGTCGTTCGGGAACAGCGTCCTCTTCCTCGGATGCTCCGCCCGCGTCGAGAGCGTCGAGCAGCCGGTCGAGTTCGTCCTCGGCGAAACCCAGCAGGTTAAGGTCGGCACCGTCTTCCTTGAGCCGCTCCAGCTCGGCAGACAGCAACTCCTCGTCCCAGCCGGCATTGAGCGCGATGCGGTTATCGGCGAGCCGGAACGCGCGCGCCTGGGCGTCGGTCAAATGACCGAGCCGGATGACCGGGACCTGCTGCAGCCCGAGCCGCTTGGCGCCGAGAATGCGGCCGTGGCCCGCGATCAGGACGCCGCGCTCGTCGACGAGGCAGGGAACGTTGAACCCGAACTCCGCAATCGAGCCGGCGATCTGTGCGACCTGCTCATCGGGATGCGTTCGAGCGTTCGCCGCATACGGCAAGAGCCGCTCGATCGGCCAGCTCTCGACCTGCAGCGAATCAGTCGTCGGCAGGGATTGCAACCCCGCGCTGGCGCGCGACTGCTTCGAAGGTTTGGCCTTCGCCATCGAGTTTCACTGGTCGGTCAGGAAAGAGCTTGCGCCACCGGCGGAGAGCAACGTCGACGTATTCGGGCGCAATCTCGATTGCCCTCATCCGTCGGTCGGTGCGTTCTGCCGCGATGATACTGGTGCCCGAGCCGGCGAACGGCTCGTAGACGATGTCCCGTTCGTTGCTGTAGGCGCGCATCACGAATTCCGGCAGCGCGACCGGGAACACCGCGGGATGCTCGGTCTCAATGCCGCGCGCCTTGTGCCGCGTGATGCGGATGACGTTGTCCGGGATGCGCGTGTCTTGAACGCCCTGTCCGGCATGCGTCCACTCGCCGACATGCCCGTCCTTGTGGCGAATGCCGCCATGCGTGTCGTTGACGTGGCCGGCCCATTTGCAGGGCACGATCTTGTTCGGCTTGCGGGCCTTGCGATTGAAGTGAAAGACGAACTCGAAGGCCGGCGCCAGCCGGCCGTTCCAATCGCCTGGTAATCCCGGTCCCTGGTCCCAGACGTAGAAGCCGAAGCGGCGCCAGCCCTGCTCGCGCATCCAGTCGAGCCAAGTCTGCCAATAGGGCTGCCACTCGTTCTCGCGGTGGATCAGGCCGAGGTTGACGAGGACCTGCGCGACGTCCGTGATCGGCAATGCGGCGAACACGCCGCGCATCAACGTGTCCCAGTCGCTGACGCCGCCCGTCGTGTAGTCCCGCTGATTGCCGTAGGGCGGCGACGTGAAGACGAGCGCCGCGCGTTCGCCATTCATCACGCGCGCCACGGCCGACGGGTCCGTGCCGTCGCCGCACAGCAGGCGGTGATGGCCGATCAGCCAGAGATCGCCGATTCGCGAGATCGGCTCGCGAGGCGGTGCCGGCATCTCGTCTGCGGCATCCTCGCCAGCATCAGCGGTGGCTTCCTCCCCGCTCAGCGGCGCCATGAGCGCATCGAGCTCGGTCTCGGAGAAGCCGGTGAGCGCAAGATCGAAGCCTTCGCCATTCAGGGCGTGAAGCTCGGCCGCGAGCAGTTCGTCGTTCCAGCCGGCGTTGAGCGCGAGCTTATTGTCGGCAATGACGTAAGCGCGCCGCTGAGCCGGCGTCAGGTGACCGAGGACGACGACCGGCACCGTGTCGAGACCAAGCTTGCGAGCAGCAAGCAGCCGGCCATGGCCGGCAACGATGCCACCCTCCGCGTCGACCAGGATCGGATTGGTCCAGCCGAATTCGACGATCGAGGCCGCGATCTGCGCCACCTGGTCGCCGTCGTGAGTCCGGGCGTTGCGCGCGTACGGGCTCAGCCGATCGAGCGGCCAATGCTCGACCGCGTCGGGCAGTCGGGGTTTCATTCGGTTTGGTTCGCGGTGTCCCGCGGCGGGTGGTAACTGGCTTCGGCGGGTTACCACGCGCGGTTACCAGGTCGGCCTAGCCAAAAAACGCGCGCCGTTGCGCGCCTCTAGGGCACACAGGCGCCAACGTCGGGTGGTAACTGGTAACTTAGATTTTGCGGCTGGCTGTAGCGAAATTTCGGGCCATTGCCCCCCGCATACCATTTTGCGCCAGGGAGGACCCGTGCGTCGGTCTTGCTGATCGTCGAGCGCGCCTCGCCCGAGCTTGACGCGAAATTACGCTGAACCGGTCAACTGCGTCTCGCCGAAAAATGTCTCACCAAAAAATGTCTCACGTTCCAAAATGATCTTGACAGAAGAATCGGGTATTGAATCTCCGCTGCGCTCCATTGTTCCCGAAATCAGGTGGCAACACGGCCAAGTCGAGATCAGCTAGAAGCAATCCTTAGCACTACGAGAATCGCCCCACGCTTGTTCCGTAGCCCACCAAATGATCCAGCCGCCACCGACGATCAAAGCGGCAAGCGCGAGCCAACCGTAGAAGTTTGCTGACGCGAGGCCGGATGCAAGCACAAGCACAGGAAGGATCATGGCGAGATAGTACGGTCCCGTGTAGCGGCAGTGCGTGCGCCCGCAACGCTTTGCATTGAGGATGCACGCTGTGCCCATCCAAATGAGCGCAGCGGACCAAACGGCCGCGCGTGCCGACACCGGGGCGAACAACGCAGCGACTACGGCACCTTTAGGGAGCCACCACGCGATGATGCTGGTATGGGCCTTACCGAGCCAGTCCCTCGCGGATTGGGCTGCAACGTTCATTCAACTACCCGGCACAGCAGGACAGTTTCGCGACATCTTTCTCGAATCCCAATGCCGCAAGCTTCAAGCCTTCGACGGTTGTGAGATACGGAAAGATCGCGTCGGCAAGATCGTTGGTCGTCAGACCCTGCTGGATGGCGAGCGCCGCAGTCTGAATGCTGTCGCTTCCTTCGGGCGCGAGAATGTGCGCGCCCAGGAGTTTGCGGTTCTTTCTGTCGGCAACAAGCTTGATGAGGCCGCGCGTATCTCGCGCCGCCAATGCGCGCGGCACGGCACTGAGGGGTAGCACGGACACTCTCACGTCACGGCCGGCGGCTCGGGCCGCGCCTTCGGTCAACCCGACGCTTGCCACCTGCGGATCAGTGAATACGACCGACGGCATAGCCGTGTTGTCATAGCGCAGGCTGTTTCCGTTGAGAGCGTTCTTGGCCGCAAGCTTCGCACCGTAAGCAGCCATGTAAACGAATTGATCGTGGCCGGTGACATCGCCCGCCGCATACACGCCAGGGCGCGTGGTCTGCATTCGATCGTCCACCTGAATGCTGCCGTTTGCCGCTTGCGCGATCTTGGCTTCTCTCAAGCCAAGCCCCTCGACATTGGGGGCGCGACCCGTCGCAACTAAAATGCGCTCGGCTGTCAGCGTCGTATCCCGAGCTTCGCGCGTGACGACAAGAGCCGCTCCAGCTTCAGTCTGCCGCGCCTGCTTGTAAGTGACCCCGCACTCAAGAGCGATGCCTTCGTCTCGGAAATAGCCTGACAGAGCATCCGAGATTTCCGGCTCCGCCGCCGGCAACAGGTGGCTGCGGCAAACGACTGTGACTTTGACGCCCATGCGCGCAAACATCTGCGCTAGTTCAGCGCCGATGTAACCCCCGCCGATCACAAGCAATGACTTCGGGAGGCATTCAAGGGATAGCGCGGTGGTGCTTGTCAGATACTCGACAGCATCAAGACCGGGGATCGAGGGCACTGCAGGCCGTGCGCCCGTGACGATGATAAGGCGCGGCGCCTTGATCAGATCGCCATTGATGGCCACGCCACCTTCGGCAAGGCGGGCCTGCCCTTCGACGTAAGAGATGTTGTTATAAGCCGGTAAAAGATCGGCGTATTTCGATTGGCGCAGGCTCGAAACGAGCTCGTCTTTCTGCTGGACGGTCGCTGTCCAATCGCCCACCTGCCCTTTGGCCCTGATGCCTGCGAAGCGCGCGGCGGCGCTGGCCTGATGCTGTGTCTCAGCGGCCCGGATTAGTGTTTTTGACGGCACGCAACCGATGTTGACGCATGTGCCGCCAAGAGTGCCATGACCAATCAGAGCCACCTGCGCACCTTGTTCTGCCGCAGTGATCGCCGCCGAAAAGCCTGCCGACCCCGCACCGATGACGGCGAGATCAAATTGCTTGCCGCGATTTCCAGACGCGCAACAGTCACTCATGATTTGACGCCTTCTTTGCTGGCCCGCAGCACGCTTGAGCATTGATGCCGCGACGCCGGAGCCACAGGACGCAGCCGACCGCACCGGCAATCAGCACGGCTGCGATCAGCACGTATCCCGAATAGGAGAGCCAAGCTGCGAGCGCCGTCACGCTGATGCCCGCAATAATCGCTGGCGTGGCGCAGCAAACCACCGCAAGGGCGCCAACGAGCACTGCTCCAATTGTGGTACCGGCTGCTTTCACCGGAGGCTCAGCCTTTCGGAGAGGACGGATAGCCGGCGTTCGTCGTCGCTGTCGTCAGCGCCTTCACGTTGGTCTTTGCGTCGTCGAAGGTCACGATGGCAGTCTTGTTTTTGAATGACACCGAAACCGCTTTGACACCCGGCACGGATTGCAGGCTCGATTTAACGGTGTGCGGGCACGCGGCGCAGTACATGTTCTGCACCGCGAGCGTCACCGTTTTTTCCGCTGCACGAGCAGACGAAGGACCGATGATGCCGAGCGAGAGCGTAACAGGGATGACGTACTTCATCATTTGATTTGCTCCATTGGTTAGGACAGCACGTAGGGGGCGACATAGTCGAAGGCCCAGGCGGCAAGAACAATGACGGTCGCCGCAATGAGCGCGATCTTAACGAATCTGTTAGGCAATGGCCGTGCGCAAGCCTCACCCTCTGCACAGGCGACCTTTGACGAGCGATAGACCAACCAATAGCCGGTGCCGATGAAAGCGAGCGTGGCCGCAATGAAATACGGCTGATAGGGCGCAAGCTGCGTGAAGTTTCCAATCCATGCGCCACTGACACCAAGGCTAAAGAGAACGACCGGCAAAATGCAGCACGACGATGCGGCGAGCGCACCGATGATCCCGCCCGCCGCCGCCAGCTTTTGACCCTTGCCGGGCGAGGCGTTGGCAGGGCGATCGCTCAATGCAATAGAACCCATGGCGCTGCGCGTTTCGCTCATTTCGTTGTCCTCTCTGGATCGCGGGCGGTA